AATACTTATCATAAAGTATCCGGAAAGCATTCTCATCACCCTCCTTTACCCCTCTTACTATTTGTTCTTCATAATATTCCACATGTATCTCCTTAAGGACGGGCGAATTTAGTCAAAACATTTTGACTAAACAACACAAAGCCCCAGGAGACGAATCCCCCGGGGCTTGCTTTTTTGTCTGTTTTCACTCTTCACAGAGGCAGAACAGAAGAACTTTATTTCATTACTTTAGTATTAATAAATATCACTTGTTCACCTGTCACAGGGTAATTAACGCTATTGCGCTGCGTGATACTCTATTAGAATTATTTGATTATAAATAATTTCTTATTTAACGATTGCAGGTACTGCGGCTTCGCCTTCAACCTTTACATAAACTACACCGGCAGGAACTGCGATTGTAGCTTCGCTTGAAGTGATGACTGTGTTAACCAATATCTGACCAAGAACGTTGCTGATAACAACTTTCTTACCTTCTGCACCCTTAACGATTACATTACCATTGATTACTGAAACTTCTACTTCTGAAACAGCGTTGATAGTTTCATTATCTGTAGCAACTTTATCAACAGTGCCTAAAGTCAGAATAGCAGCCTGATTCAATACCTGACCGAAGTCTGTAACACCTGTAGAGCCATTACCGTCGATGATATCACCCGTATTATGATTTCCGTTTGTGTTGAAGAACTTAGCAAGTACAGGTGTACCGTTTACGAAACGTAACCAAGCTCCTTCGAATGAGCCGACTGAAGAGAACTGACCGTCATTTGATTACAGCAAGAAACCTTCTTCTTCCGTATCACCGACATAACGCAATGAGAAAGCAGCATTGTTATGAGTACCATCCAATACAACTGCGTCATAAACAATACCTTCCTGGTCTTTAGCAAGATAGTCAGGGATAATCAGGATATTTCCGTCAGCATCTGCACCTGTAATAGCATTTTCACCTCTCAATGTATAAGGAGCTTTCAGCACGAACAGTGAATCACCACGATGAACAGCTTCAACAAAAGCAAGACGAGTGTAATTGTCATACTGGAATTTGCTTGCAGCTTCTACCTTGTTGATAGAGTTCTGGATAGAGTCGTTCAGGTTAACCAGGAAGCGACCGCTTACATAACCCGGATACTCAACTTTATGATCACAGCTAGGATTTAATCCGTGAGTTGCACCATGAGCGTTTTCACCACAATAGTAATATGCTTTCACGCTATCAGCAGCAACAGCAAACAGATACTGAGGCATACGATCTTTTGATTTAGCCACATAATCAACATACAGACCTTCATGTTTTGTCTGAACAGATTTGTTCTCAACAGCCAGATAGTTCAGGATACCTGATTGTGAATCTTCATACAGATATTCGTTTCCTGAAAGAGAAGACAATGTAACAGACTTAGCCAGATTATTTACATATTCAGCATAAGCTGCATCTGCACTCAAAGATTTGTACAAAGGACGAGGATCTGAAGTCAAAGCAAATACATCAGAAGTTGTTCCGCATAACTGATCGATATAACTTTCGTTAGTACCCTGTTTGATAGCCATCTTACCGGCTGTCTTGTTATTGTTCAGGATGATTTCCTTCTTATCAGCTCCTGTCTTTGTCCATACGCTGTTTTGATTTACCAATGCATAATAAGGAGTACCGTCTACATTATTATTTTCTTTCAAATAGAAGATAGCCCATGTCAAACCATTCTTACCTGCCTGAATGTCAGCTTCGTCAGCAACAATATAACGATGCATGTGGTCAAGAGCCATATATTTATGGTCATTGTCGATCTTGTTTGCATCTTTTACTTTCACTGCATATACATCACGGCTCAACTGAGTTGCACCAGCTGTAGCGCTCGTATAACCATAAGCCTGAGCGCCTTCGATTAGGTGCAATTCATAGTAAGTCGGATCACCCGGAATACCTTTGATATAATTATCTGTTGCACTGATACCCAGGAACAAATTATTTACGTTTGCATTATAGTGCTGCAATGCATATACATTTTCAGCCAATACATCTTTAGCAATTACTGAATAACCAGCTGTATTAGGAGTTTCTACCTTTTCAAAATAAATAGTATCACCACAAGAGAAGAAGTTATACCGCCTCCAGCCTGTGCATTCAGTGTACCATCCTCTGTAATGGTTAAGTTCTCTCCAACTTTAATACAACCTAAAGCCGTTTTACTGGCAATAGGAAATGTTATATCGTGTTTTCCTGTAGCATAAGCCACTACATCTGCCTGTCCTAATATTGCCTTACTGAAAGTCTTTTGTCCTGTAATTGTTTGGTCTGTATCTGTTGTAACTCCATTAAAATCCGTAATGTCGTTCATTACGTGTGTATGTGCAGACGGTATAAATTCAGTTGGCTTTCCTGTTACCTGTTCCCAAGTAGAAGGAAATGTAGTTGGCTTATCTGTAAGATCGTCCCAACTGCTTACACCTCCACCCCCAATTTCACCATCTACAGACAAAGTACCATCTTCATTTATTTTAAGTCCGTTACCTACTTTGATTGTACCTAAAGCATCAGTGGAAGCAATAGGGAATTGAAAGTCTCCTGCTTCTGGATTCGTCTGGTAAGCTATAATCTCTCCAGTAGCTGCTACTGCACCTTCTATAGATTGGCTGGTTTGCCCTCTTAACCTGACAAAGTTGGAAGTATCTATATTAGCACCTCCACTGCTGCCACTTATAGATACATTATTGTTACCGTATCTGGCATATTTGCTTCTAGGTGTGGCAGGTATCCTGTTACTTGTTATATCCATATTAGTTTAGTTCTATAAGGTTACATTCTATACTATTATCTTCATAATTGATTCTTCCACCAGTAAATACAAACTGTTTGCCAGACAAATAACTGTCTGTTACTTTGGAATAAGGCGGAATGTCAGGTTTTATAACTTGTACCAGCTTTATTTTAGGCTGCTTGTATTGGTTAATGATCCTTTGGATCAGTAGCTTTTCTGGCTTCTCGCTGTTATTGCTAATATTATTTGTGAGTACGTCCAATATACTGTTACCATCCATAGCCTTACTATAGGATAATTCGCTTTCATTCTTTGATGTTATCTTAAATTCAATATCATCCAAAGCATTAATGAATCCTTCATTTACAACATTCTCATATTTTGTATCTTGTTTAGTTGAATCGGATTTACTTGCATTTACCCTTTGAGTTGATATTTCAATATTCCGTATAAAAAAGGATTCGATTGGATTTTCAAATACTGGAGTACTATAAGGATTTATAGCAGGATTGTATATTGTCAATTCAATATCACCAGTTGTAATGCTTTTAAATGAAACAATATAGCCATTTAAATCTGGGACATTCAGTTCTGGATCATTGTAATTATAAACCTGTAACCAAGTATTTACATAATTGTTTGGAGTTGCAGTTGTTGATACTTTGAAGATGGTATTGCTATCCGTTACCCAACTGCTGCCATTATAGTAATGATCACCTATCCTTAATTGCATTGGAATAAACAATTTTGGAACAGAAGTAAGTCCTGTTGGCTTAAAGTCCCCTTCAAATCCATCCTTATCGGTAGTCAGATAGATGTCAAAGTTGATACACAGTTTTATATCTGGATCAAATACCAGATAAGACAATTCATTACCCTTGCATTTGATTGCAGGATAATTAAGAATGAAAGGATCGTTTTTGATCTCTTCCCCGTTGTGGTATATGTCTTTATACAAATAATAGGGAGCACTATTGTCCAGTATAATAGCAGATTTCTGTTTTATCTCAATCATTTCCTGCCAGCTATATTTTGATAATGCTTCTGTTTTACCATAACTTGTTTTTCGCATTGCTACTGCTCCAGCAGATTGTTTGTCCGTATTAAACGGCTTATCATACGTTGTATAAGAATTATTGGACAGTACATAATTGAATAATTCCAAATTGGAATTATAATACTCCTTCTTATATATGGTATCATCTTTTGTCTTTTCAAATTTAAACAACTCTCCACCTGACAGATTCAATTCCAGTTCTGGATATAATATGTCAGAATCTACTTCATAGTCACTATCAATTACTATAGCCTTATTGTATCCTCCTAATATGGATAATAGGTTACTGTTTCCTTTAGATGGTATATCCCTTAGATTTATAGTAGAAGATAGGGTAGTAGTAGTACTGGTAAGTATATTGGTATAACTGGTTTTACCAGCCTTTATATAGTCCATATCAATAAAATAAATACAACCATCATATTCCGTTACAGTCCAGTTGAGGAACTTGCAAACTTCTTCCAAGCATTCTTTCAAAGTCATAGCCTTGCCATCTTCATCTATGAAATTGGCAGTACTGACAGTTATACCATCTAAAGAAGAAGTATAGACGTTTGGTATGTAGACTGCCCTAAAATCCCCTTTACTTTCTGTAATGCACTTTTTAATAATACCTAGTAAGGAAACAGTAGCTCCTTCTTGCTTAAAGTCTATGTACTCTAAAGTAGATAGGGCTGATATACATTCTATTTCCAATTCAAACAAGCTGTTATCATAATCCTGTGAATATAATTCTGGAGTTATAAAGCCAGTCCAGATAACAGAACCAGCCTTTACCAAATTAACTTTGAACTTCTGGTATTGGGTACTAAACAATTTCTGTAAGTAGTCACTTCCAACTAACTTTAATGTAGCTCCGCTGAATCTGGTTGGAGTATATAAAAAATCTTCATCATTCACATCTACTATAAATGGTGGTGTGCCACCTGTAAGTTCTACAGGTGAACCAGTTCCACCATCTTCTAGTATTTGTACAGTTAAGGCTTCACCATCTACATTAGTAAATGGCATTGTATATATAAGGTTGTACATATTACTTGTATTTACTTGTCTTACTTGTTTGAGAATTAATAACCCCTACTAAATCTCTACCCTCAATCCTTAGTTTAACCTCTCCTCCAGCATTAACAGAAGTTCCACCTTTACCATCTAAAAGGTTAAACAGATTCCTTTGCTGTCTGTTGTTCAGAATCATTTCACCGCTGTTTACTCTGGCTATCATATTATCGCCAATGAAGGAATTACCGCCAATGATACCGCCATCAGCAAATTTTGGTACAGCAGCCATAGCAGACATTATAGCCGTAATAGCAGCAACGGCATTAATCCAACCTACTACAGGCACAGCAGCAGCACTACCAGCAGCTTCAGCAGCAGCCTTAGCCGTTAAAGCAGTAGTTAAACTGGTTATCATTGGTATAGCAGCACTGATACTACTAAGGATATTAGCACCATAAGCCAGCCAACCAGCAGCACCTTCATTTGTCATATTGGTAACAGATCCCATAATAGAAGCTATAGCACCTAAAGAATCCGCATAATCATAATTAGCCTGAATACTGTCTGTAGATATAGGCTTTATATTTATATATCCAGATTTTACATCATCTGCAATATTCCTTCCAACAGGCTTATTAATTTCTCCAGTTGGTAGTAAAGAAGTTCCAGCAGCCCTTAATTGCATCATTTTAAGTTCTGTTTCTGCTTCTTTGATGGCTTTCATAAACCCTACTCTAGTTCCTTCATCAGCAGCATTTTCATACTTCTTTCTAAGGTCTGCAATCTTTTTCTGCATTTCCATAATAGAACCTGCTGGAATGATTTCTTTTTTACTGGCAGTAGTTTTAATACCAGCTATTTCATCCCTTGCACCAGCCCTGTCTTTTTCCCAAGTACCAGCCTTGTCATTAAGATCATTCAGTTTATCAAACAAGCCTTGAAATGAACTAAATGTTTCATCATTCATTCTATCAGCCAGCCTTAGTAATTCATCGTAGTACGCTCTTTGGTCTTTGGTATATTCCTGATAATATTTCTTAGTGGCGTCCTGATTAATCTTATACCACTCGTCACCGCTGTATTTGAAGGCATTAGGGTTTAGTACCTGATTCTTTGTGTCTCTGATCTCCCTGTAGGCATCCAGTTCTTTTCTAAGTTCTGAATACTTGTTCCTTATATCCAAAATCAGTTTTTGTGCATTCTCTGTCGTGATATATTGAGCTTCTCCAATCAGATCAGCCAACATATTATTTAGTTCCCTTTCTGTTATTTGGGATGCTTCCCTAATATCAGCCACACCCATTAGCAATATACGGTCTAACTCCTGCTGTGCCTTCTTCCGTTCCTCCAGTGGTTTGGTATCATCTTCTATAATGGCTTCCAACTGTGTTTTCCTTGCATCCGTTTGTTCAAATTTGATGCTTGTAGTTTCCAGCATCCTTTGTACATTCCTATAGGTATCTGCATATTCTTTTGCATTCTTAATGGCTTTTTCTATACCATCATTGAATACAGTCCAGTCCCCTGAATAGATGGCTGTAAAGAATTGGTCTGTTACAGTAGATCCAGCCTGCATCAAAGAATTATATTTATCCTGTAAAGTGGCATTGCTGTTAAGTCCTTTCTGTAGCAGTTCTGTAGCTCCATAAGCTACGCCCAGTACCCCCGCAAATTTTGTAAAGGCACTGACAGCACCACTGGAAAAGCCTTGTATCTTTTGCTGGAATCCCTGTATTTGTTTTGTTGACTTGCCTAAATTATTATCAAATTGCTGTGTGTTAAGCAGCAACCTAGTAATCAAATCAGCCATATTATAATAGTTTTAAGGTTTTACTTGCCTTATCTTTCAACCTCTGTATATCTTCACTAGTAATAGATGTGCCTGTATCCTCTGGCTTATCCCATTTAAAGGAAAGAATATCAGTAGGCTTTAACTTCTTGCTGCTGTTTACTTGTGCCGTGATATAACTAAGGAATCTGGTTTGTTCCCAACCGTTCTTGTTTTTACCCTCCAGACCATTTAAACAGGAATCCACTTCATACCACTGCATTTTATCCAAAAAGTAATCTGGCTGGATTCCACACTCTACCACAATGATACTATACAGTTCTGAAATGGATATTACTTTTTTTTTGAAGTATCTTCTTCTTTAGATGGTTCCAGTTGCCCTTGCTTTTGAAATTGCGCATTAAGGTAATTCTGAATATCAGCCACCAAAACAGGATTCAAATCACATTCATCTATAAAATCGTCAAACAGCAATGTACATTCTGGATTTCCTGCCAGTATCATAGAATAGTAGAATATATAAAAGTCCATCAGGCTTTCCAGTTTGAATAATTTGCCAGTCAGTTTTTCAAATACGAACATTGCCCTAATGCTGTACTTTACTTTATATGTCTTGTCTTTAATTGTTATTTCCATAATTCTGTTGATATAAAAAAGCCCTTACACCTCTATAACAGAGATATAAAGGCTTTATATTATGCTGTTTTAGTCAGTGCTCCAACTCCTTCAAAAGAAGCTGTAAATGTTGCATTATCTCCATTCGGTGCGTTAAGTTCCAGACTGGTAATTACTACTTTCCCTTTATATTGTCCAGTGGTTACAGGTGTCCATCCACCTTCAGGAACTTCATCTTTCTTTGCTGCATATTCTTTTTCTAAGCTGAAAACTACACTTAATTCTTTTCTTTCTGTCATAGCAGTAAAAAGATCATCATAAGTAGAACCTTCACCATCTAAAGAGTAAAGATTTTCTGTACTCATAGTCCAACTTAGCTTTCTAGGTGCTTTAGACACCCATTTTCCACCAGTATCTTTAGAACTTGTTTCAACTGTTTCAGCAGAAATTGATAAACTGTGACTAGTTGCAAATGCTATTGATTTAAATGCTGTTCCTTCTCCAGTAGAATCAATGAATAACATCAAATCACTACCGTTAATCGGCTTTCCCATAGTTATTTTGTTATTATTAAATTAAAACTTAATGTCTGTACGTAAGCATCATCTATAAAATCTTCATCAGCAGATTCCAGTTTGATGCTTTCTATATCAGCAAATCTTTTATCTTCCAGAATATCCCTTACCATACTGGCTATATCAACGGATTCAGAATAATCATCAGACACACATATAATGTCAATTATTACTTCATCCTTGAAATGGAAGTCCTTAGTATAGCTAGGAATAATATTACTTCTCTTATATACTATAAATGGATATGTAGTTTCCTTTTCTACTATAATAGGGTAGATCTTACTGCCTACTACCCCAGTAAGAGAATCATTACCATTTAAAAGAGAATAGATTTCTTTACCTACCTTTAAACTGTCCATTTACCCTTAGTATAGATTTGGTTATTATGTCATTCATACTATTACTGATTTCTGATTCTTTGGCTTCTCTGGCTTTTTTAAAGAAATAAGAGGCTTTTATACTACCTGTAGATGGTCTGCCCTTAGTCCGTTTCTTGTAACGTGTCTTAGTTCCCATTTCAAAGAACTTTAATCTAAAGTCTCCCATAATATGTACTTTACCCTCTGTGGCTTCCTTATTGACCTTAGATTTGATTCCAGAAGAAAAGGTTTTTCCGTTCCACCTGTTTCTGGCATTGGGATTCTTTACTACCTTCCTGAAATTTTTTCTGGTTTCTCTAACCAATATGCCTGTAGCTTTTCTAAGTGCAGTCCTATGTGCTTTCTTCTGTCTCTTGCTATCCAGTACAGCAAACATCTGTAGGACTTGCCTTGCATCCACATTATTCATTTATCAGTTCTCCAATAATAGTAATAGATTGTTTTGTCCTATCTTCGTTATTATCCTCTATGGACAGGATTCTGTAAGTTTTGCCCTTCCAAAGAATCCTCATAAATTCATCTATGTTATGATACCTTCTTACAGTAAATGTTACTGTATAGGTATTAATGATTTCATTGTTTTCTGTAACCCTGTTACCTGAATTGAACCTTACATTTGCCCTTGTTGATATGCAATCAATCCAATCTGTTTCTTCCTGTCCGTATTGGTTCTTTGTAATGGTTGCCTTTCTAAAGGTTACAGGATCGGTTAATAGTCCTGCCCTCATTACTTTGTGGAATAGTTTTTATATAAGGAAATTAGGTAATCAAAAGTGTAAGGCACTTTATTTACAGCAGTATAAGCTACAGGTTCTCTGTTAGCGTATAAGTTACCAACTAATAAAAGTATAGCAGCTTTTACAGCAGGCGGTAATTCACCACCTACTGTAATGCTGTCCAATGGAATATTTATATTAATTGAAACAGCATCTTCTGCTATATCTATTAAAGCTAGTATGTATTCATCATCATCTTTAAATGAATTATCAACCAACAGATGTTTCTTTGCTTCACATAAAGTTACATACATAGCTTATTCATAAGTTAAGGTTACGCTTTCAACACTTTCTTTACGAAAGAATCAGCACGTCTGGGTTTGGCATCAAAGTAAGCATTGATAACCAGTCTTACTTTACCGTTAGCTGCCTGTGTATATGGATCTACAGTCAAGTCGATACCTCCCCATTGTCCAATAACCAGATCACTGAAGTTACCGTAAACAATACCTTTTCCAGCTACAGCAGATGTACAAAGGACTGGATAACCGTTTACCTCATTACCTTCCATAATGAAAGAATTTTGATTCTTTGCTGTAGACTTTAATACTGCCTTGGCAGATGGAGATACGATAAACTTAATATCACCTCTTACATTCTTTTCGCCTAATGTAGCTTCCATATTTACAAAGTCGGCATAAGTTACAGCAGCAGTGTCAGCAGTTACACCATTTAACAAACCAGCAGGTTGTGTAGCAGAACCAGCAGCATTACCTAAAATAGTAGCTTCCAGTTTATTTGAAATAGCAGCAACAATATCTCTTTTCAACATTTCTTCTGCACTGTTGGAATCCTGAATAAGGAACTGTTTTGAAACATCAATATAAGCAGTAAGGCGTTTAGGCTCTAAGTTTACTTCACTGAATTTACCTGCGCCATCAGTAGCAGCAGCAACTTCACCAGCCCAACCTACATTAGATCCAGAATAAACTGGAATAGATACATTTCCAATTAAGCCAGTCATATAAGAAGCACCAGCCTGTACTAATACTAAATTGGCTCTTAGAGGTTCTAGGATTCCTAATTTATCCTCTGCAACATTTTCCTGTCCAGCAGTTGCAACAGTAGCCTGAATATTTGCTCTTTCCTCGATAGGCAATACAATTTGTCCAGCATAAGATTGTCCAGCCTTTCTCATTTCATTCTGACCAGCTGTTACTACTTCTAAGGCTCTTTCATCTAATTGTCTGTTATTAGCTACATCATTGATAGCTTTAAGCAATGAAAATTTTTCCATAGTCTTTTTATTGATTTGTGGTTTGTAATTTCTTTTATTCTCTTCTTCTATACCTTTTATCTGGCTGTCAATACTTGCAATCTCTTTCTTTAGATGGTTTAACTCTGTAGCTTCTCCATCATTCAACTTTCTAATTTCCTTTTCAGCATTGGTAATCAATTCCTCTGCCTTCTTTCTTAATTGTTCCTTTTGGTCTATCAAAGTCAAAGTGTCCATTATAGTCCTTCTCTAAGGTTTTGATAATATTCCTTTAATTCCTCTGTGTTCAGTTCCTGCATCTTTCTACAGGCTACGCTGGTATCTGGATAGGCTTCTTTGTACACAGGGGAAACATCAAATAATTCTTTGAATTTGGTGATTCGTCTTAGATATTTACCGTCTGCTCTCTTTTCCCATTTGTCACTATCAATGGTAAAGGCAAAAGAAGAAGTAGTAATATCACCTCTTTTAAGCCCTTCCAGCAATTCATTCCCCAGTGCGGTATCTGGTGCTTCAAATCTGTACTTCAATCCTGTTTCATCTACAAGTAAAGATAGAGAACCAACACCAAATTTACTTCTGGCTAATACCCCTTTATCTTCATTATGATTTAACAGGCATAATATATCTGATTTCTCAATCACACCATTTAAAGAAGAAGGATCTATTATTTCAATGAATCCGCCTAGATCTCTGGATTCTTTATCGAATACCAAAGCATATCCTTCTACCGTTCTGGATTCTGGTGTAGCTCTTAATTCATAGTTACAGTTTCGTTGTTCTTTCATTTTAGTTTACTTTGGTTACATACAATCCAACCAAATCTTTCAAATTACGTTGTACAGGAACTCCAGTACTTCTTGTACATAGATAAACTACGTTATCTTGTATATAATATTTCCCTTCTACTAGTTCCATATTACCAGAATAAGGAATAGGATTTTCCAATGTCCCTGTATCGCTTTCATTTATTTCCTCATATAAAGCAGCAGTATGTATTGAAGGTGGTTGATTCTCCAGTACTACATTAATAGGCTGTCTAGTCTTAAAGAGTTTATTGTTATATTGTATCTTAAAATTGGTTGGTAATGACTTATTAATATAATCATTCCAATCTGGATAATACTTAGTATATAACAATGCTTCTTTATCTGTCAGGTTTAATCCAGTAATACTATATTTAATTGAAGTCTTTCATTCTATATCTATATTAGATATTGCTTTATCTAAATCCTCCTTACTGTTGATTGATATACTGTCCTTAGCATTCTTTATTTTATCTGCTTCACTTGCATCTACTTCAAAATATTCATCGGTGTTAGCATCATCAGGCATATAAATAGTATCAGTAAAGAATGAATACTTTGAATCAGTATATTTTTTATTCGTTGTGGCTTTTAACTGTTTCATACTATACTACTGTAAATCCTTTATTAGTTGCTATTGCTATTTCTTCTTCTGTTAGTAATGCTTTAGTATCAGGATGTAGTGTAATTGTAAATGGATTTGTATATCCTGCTGCTGCTCTATCAAAAGCATTTTCAAACAAGTATAGAACTGATTCTTTAGTTAATTTGGGGCTATAACTAATATCAATCCCCTGGTATCCCGGATCGGATATGTCTAAATGCCCTAAATCATTAAACCTCAAATCTTCTAGTGCGCTACAATCATCAAACATACCTATATATTTTTTGTTAACAGAATTATCAATATTTTCTAAATTAAGAACTTTCAATCGTGCACAGCTATTGAACATATGTGCAGTAGTTACAGGTCTTATTATACCAGATTTGGAAAAGTCTAAAGATTCTATACTATAGCATTCATAAAACATATAATGACATTTGGTAACATTACTAAGGTCAAATATTGAGACATCAAATACAGTAAAATCAGATTTGGCAAATTTTGTACTTTCTGGTAATATAATTTTATCTCCACCACCATTAATAGAAGTAATCTTACTAGGATAACTCGCAAATGTATCTGAATCATTAACTGTAACTCCTTTAGCTTTAATAGCTTCTTTAATATTTGCTTTAGTTTCAATCAACTTATTTAATTTATCTGCTGTAGCCATTATATCACCTCCCCGTTAATTTGGTCTAATAAAGTATCTATGTTACCCAGCTTTGTATCAATTTCACTCTTAGTATATACACTAGATTTATCTGCTTTACCAGAAATATCAGTAATATATCCCTTACTGGCTAATTCTGTTTCTGTAACATATTCTGCTGGTATTGAAGTAAGATAATTCCCTTTAGGCTGGTATTTCTTATCATTCTCTACAGTTGTGCTATATGCAGAAAGATCTGGTTTAGGAATTGCTGTAATCTTTCCATCAACTTCTTCTTTTGTATATACATCAGCCTTATTTGCTTTTTGGTTTATTTTTTCATTCAAACCATTTAAAGAAGAACCGTCCAATTTTCCAGACAATTCTTCTTTTATATGGTTAATATCATTCTTTATAATAGTATCGTTATAAGGTTCTGGAATAGATTCCTTAATATCATTTAGTGAATCCTGTAAATCTGTCTGGCTCTTTATATCACCAGTAATAAACCCCCAAACTGCATCTACAGAACCTGTTCTTAACACAACATCAGCTTTATTCAATTCTAATTTATACTTTCTCATTTCTAGTCAATTTCAGTCCAGCCAAATATTGAATCTATTTCAGTCCTCGTATATACATCTACTTTATCTGCTTTCAGAGTGATTTGCTGATTCAAACCATTTAAAGAAGAAGATAATTCCGTTTTGGTAGCTAGTCCAGATATATTTGGAATCTCTGATTTATCAGCTTTTTCTTCTTTTAGATGGTTAATATCTTGATTAATTTTTGTAATGTCTGGAATTGATCCTTTTATATTATCAAGTTCTGTTTGTAAATCTTTCTGTCTAGAAATATCACCTATAATTGTACCCCAGATAGTTTCATTGATTTCTTGCCCACTACCTAATACAACATTTGCTCTCTTTACTTCTAATTGATATACATTATCTTCCATTACAAGTAAGTTTTGATTTCAAGTATAAATTAGTCTGTCCTTTTATTACTTCATCATAGAAGCCATCTTTAAAATTACTATTGGTAACTCTGATATGGTACACATAACTTAGTACTCCATCTTCCAGCTTTTCTAAATCCAAAGCATTCAAAGCAATGTAATCAGTATCTTCTTCTGCTATGATTCCAGTATATTTACCAGCAGAATAACTACCTTCTATATATGTATCAGGATCAGTAGTAAAGAACCTTATAGTAAACTCATTAGTAGTACTTATTCTATAGGGTGTACCTTCTGCATCCTTCAATGACAATGCAACCATTATATCACTGCCTTTATATATTTTCTGTATCATTCTTTATAGCATTATTAGAAGGTAAATTATTAACTGCATTATCTAAAGTCATTACATTTACTTGTACAAATGACTTATCCCCATTTTCCAAAGGTTCTAAATCCAATTGCTTTCTTATTTCATTAGGACTGACTACACCAATATTAAACAAGGTCTGGTAATATGTAGCTAAACTGGCTTTATCTGCCCTAAGTAATACAGACGTATCGAATCTTACATCTATGCTGTTCTTTTCAGAAGGTTTGTATAGTTTACGTTCAAACTCCAGTTCTATTTTCTCTAATAAAGGTGATAACGTATCAGTAAGGAAAGCTAATTGAGTTGCTTCTACCGTACTGTAGCTGGATTTACTAAGGTCAAATGCCTTTACTGGTGATACTCCAAAGAACCTACAAATGTCAATTACATTAAATTGTCTGGTTTCTAATAATTGTGCATCACTAGGGCTGACTGTAATTGGTTGGAAGTCCATATTTCCCTGTAATACGGCTACACCATTTGGCGTACCAGTCATAGGGCTGAATGTACTTTGCCAACTCTCCTTAATATCCAATTGCTGTTTTGGCGTTAAGCTGGATTGTACTTTGATAATTCCAGCCAGATTTGCACCGCCTTTAAAGAACCCCTCTGCGTGTGCTTCACTGTCTGTAGCCAGTCCCAAAGTATTTCTGGCGTGTTGTAATGTACTGATTCCTGTAATGCCATCATAGCTGAAATTCAGTATATGAATCATATTAACAGGTTCTACCAGTTGTTTAATGCCAGTAACATTATACATTATCTTGTTCTTTAAAGGATCAACTTTTGATATAGTGACCAATTCAGAAGGAATCAGCTTCAAACTTACTGCATCACCTTTGGCATCTCTTTCAATTAAGGCGTAACCATTACCATTTAAAAGGACAGAGGTAATCAATGTTTTCATAAAAGTAAACCTGCTCATCTGGCTGTTTGGCTCTTTGTTCAGCAGGTAGTAAGTGGGATGTTCCAGATACTTTCTTTTATATCCGTCCTTGTCAATCTTATATGGCTCTAATGGTAATTGTGCCACTGAATCACCAATTACATCTACACACCTGTAGACAGTGGAAAGAAGCA